TCCCAAGAAGAAATATCGTTTCTGTTGGATTCAGAGAAACTAGGTACAAAGCTACACGCAGAAATAGAGAAATCAAAGGGCGTTGACCTTATCACTCTTCTTCCAGCATTTTCAGTGTCCCTAATCGGACGAAGTGCCTCTAATAAATTAGCACAAAAGATATCCGCAATAAGCGATATAACCCACGAAACTTGTAAAGAGGCAGGTCTCGGACCGAAAGCGACACAAAATCTAATGGACTGGTTAATAGATGTATTTCACTTTCAGAAATACTATGAGCTTCCCTTTTCTTTTACTTGTGAAAAGCAGGTAAAAGTCAGCACTACTGACAGTAAGGGAACAGTTTGCATATCGGGTAAGTTAAAAAGCTACCCAACAAAAGCAGCCGCTAGACAAGTATTAGAAAAATACGGCTACATTGTAAAAGACAACTTAACTAAAGATGTTACCATCTTAGTTAATGAAAGTGGAATAGCAAGTGCAAAAACTAGAAAAGCAGAAGAAATGGGAATAACAATAATTAACAACTTAAAAACAATATTAAAAAAATAGGAAATAAAATGGCATTACCAAAATGGACAGACGAAAGAACTCAGTCTCTTGTAGACTTCGTCGGAAGTGAGTCACCTATTTCTCAAGCTACAGTTGCTAACGCAGCTGATGAACTAGAAACTTCAACAAGAAGTGTTAGTTCTAAATTGAGAAAAATGGGGTATGATGTTGAATTAGCATCTGCTTCAGCTTCTAAATCATTCTCAGATGAGCAAGAAGCAACTTTAAGTGCTTTTGTTACTGATAACTCAGGACAATACACATATGCAGAAATTGCAGAAAACTTTGAAAACGGACACTTTAGTGCGAAGTCAATTCAAGGTAAAATTCTTTCTATGGAATTAACAAACCATGTCAAGCCAGCTCCTAAAGTAGAAACTGTTAGAACTTATACTCCTGAAGAAGAGTCAACATTTGTAGAAATGGTTAACAACGGCTCTTTTGTTGAAGAGATTGCTGAAGCCTTAGGCAAGTCAGTAAACTCAATCAGAGGTAAAGCTTTATCATTACTTAGAAGCGGTGAGATTGGTGGTATTCCAAAACAAAGAGAAACTAAAGGTTCAAGCAAAGCTGATGTTCTTGCTGACATTGATATTACTGAAATGACTGTTGAGCAAATCGCAGATGAAATCGGTAAAACTGTAAGAGGCGTTAAAACAATGTTAACCAGAAGAGGTTTACAATGTGCTAATTACAACGGTGCAGCTAAAAAAGAAATAGGTTAAACGCAAATTTCATTTAGTCGGCAGGGGCATTTGTCCCTGCCTTTTGTTGCTTTGAGAGAGGGTTATTATGAATATTGCGAGTGCGCTACTAAAACAGATTATAGTTCAGAAAGATTTAGACACATGGGCTAAATTAAAAGAACATTACTTACCTGGCGAGTATCAGCCGATATTCCGTATCTTGGATAAACACATAGATAATTACCAAGACCTTCCCAAATTTGAAGACCTGTCATATGAAGTCCGAGACAGGCAACTCCAAGAAAAGATTTCCGCTATCGCAACAATAGATGTTGAGGTAGACGCTTGGCTTTTATTAGACTATCTAAAGAATGAATATGCACAAGTAGAAATCCTAGATGAGTTAGATAAGTACATTGATAGTACAGTTGCAATGGCTTCAGCAGAAGAAAACATAGAACAACTACAAGAAATAGTTTTAAGAGTAAGTGACAAGGTAGATGTCAAACCACCCGAAGAGAGTATGCAAAGTATATCTCTCTTTGAAGATGACAAAGAACTGGCGAGGTATTTACCCTTAGGACTCAATAGTGAATATGATTCACAAATACAATTTTCTCCTAGAGATTTAGTTCTCGTTGGAGGGCGACGTGGTGCAGGTAAATCACTTACTTGTTGTAATATTGCTTCTAATGTATATGAGAATGGCAGAAGTGCCCTTTACTTTACAATAGAAATGGATAGTAGAAGTATTCTACAAAGAATATGTTCTATTGCAACAAAGATACCACTTAAAAGACTTAGAAGTAAGATGTTATCATCTGAAGAATGGAATCTAGTCGGAGGCTGGTGGGCTGGTCGTTTTGATGGCGGACATGAGTTATTACCTGAGTTTGAAAAAACTCATGACTTTGATAACTTTCATAAGAACCTAACAAAACTTCCCTTACACAAAGAAAAGCAGTTAGATGTTATCTATGACCCTGCTTTAACTCTCTCAAAAATTCAGTCCGAGTTAGATAAGAAAGTTAACCAACTTGATGTTGGTGTAGTTATAGTGGATTACCTGAACCAAGTTCGTCGTCATAATGCTCCCACTCGTTCTGGTCAATACGATTGGACTGAGCAAATAGAAGTAAGTAAGAAAATGAAATTATATGCACAAGAATATGAAACACTATTCTTCGCCCCATATCAGACAGACGCTAGTGGAGAGGCTAGATTTGCAAAGGGTATACTTGATGCAGCAGATGCAGCGTATGCTCTTGAAACTTGGGAGCAACAAGACGAGTGTATGACATTTAATTGTGTAAAAATGAGAAGTAACAGAATGGAAGGATTTACAAGTGCAGTTGACTGGGAAACACTAAAAATTGGTCCGCAGTCAGTATTAAATCCAAAAGAAAGAGAAGCCGTAAAAGAAAGCATGGCTACAGGAGAAGAAGTAGATGACATCTGAAGATTGGGACATGCTTCCTGATGTGGAAGACTTAGAGAAGATAGTAGACCGAGAACTTAAAAAGTTAGAGGACTTTGAGAAACATAAAGCAATATCTAAACTTTTAGAGATACCTTTGAAATGTCCGCATTGTGGAGAAATATTAAAGAAAGATGAAAACATTAGTTGAAAAAGGCGAAGGCTATAGAATATTTTTTGATAAACTATTTGGTATAGTACCATATTATTTATTGGAAGATACAAGAAATGCAGTACAAAAACAAGGCACTTGGATAGGTGTAAAGACTACGAAACACTATTGTAAACCACTAATAAAAGTAAAGAGAGTATTAAAATGATACTGTATACAGAAAAACAATTACAAACAGCATATATATTGTATGTAAGAGAATTACATAAATATAATATAAGTAATAAACTATATATAAGAATACCCACAGTAGAAGAGTTTAGACTTATATACGAAGAAGAAATGGAAGACGAATATGGCAGCAGATAGAATTAGTAAAGAAACAGCAGACTTAGTAGCATTGCCTCCCTATGAGTGGGAGATATGCACAGTTAGATTTCTACTTTATGAACCAAAGATAATGGAGAACATAGAAAGAGTACCAGTAAATGAACCTCTAGTAAAGAGTGTAACAGAACATGGTATAATGAATCCAATACTATGTATGCCAAACTACTACCCAATAGCAGGTAGTCAAAGAATGAGAGCGCTAGTAGAAGTAGTAAAAACAAACCCAGAGTTTTATGAGAAAAAGATAAATGTTTGTAGATTTACAAAAGAGTGGTGGAACTTATACTACTTATGGTCAGACAAAGAATTTAGAGACAAAGCTATAGCAATATGGTTTCAGATGGCAGAGTTAGTATGGAAAAGTAAATACTATGACCACGACACAGATGGAGAAACAAAAATGACTGACTTTGAAGAGTTTGGAGATAAACTAAAATGGAGACATAATGAATCTTGAACTAGATGATTTAATTGTAGTGCTTTGCTTAGGAATATTAGGCACAGTAGTTGTAGGAGCAGCTTACTTAATGATAGTAGGAATAGTATGACAGAAAAACACTTTACACAAACAGAACTTAACTTTAAACCCGCAGAAGCAACACAAAAAGATTTTGAGGAGTGGGAAGAAAAAGAATTAAACTGGTGGGCAGATAAGCAGTTGCTTATAGTTGCTATTGCAGTTGTAATTCAATTCAGCATGTTAGGTTTTATGTTTTTAGTGATGGGAATGAATCAGGTGATATTTAATGGCTAATCATGAATCTAATTCTAAAAGGTGGCAGGACAATTCTGATGGTTGGGTAAGAGCAATGCACGAAAGCAGAAAGAAAAAATTAGCAAAAGAAAAATGTAATCATGGTGACTTTGAGTGGTGTGATAACTGCTTAGTTACGATAGACGGAGAAAAATTAGTACCAGTATGACAGTAGAAGAACTATTACAAGAAAGAAAAATACCTTATAAGTTATCTCCTGCAGATGCGGTAGTTTCATGTCTAAGTCCTGACCACGATGACAACAACCCAAGTATGAGAATAGATAGAATTACAGGAGTATTCAACTGTTTTTCTTGTGGTTTTAAAGGCAACTTATTTAATTACTTTGACGCTCCATCAAACCCATTAGATATACGCCGAGAAAAAGTTAGAAGAAAGATAGACGAAAAGAGAGCATCATCAGTAGGTCTGAAGATGCCAAAAGATTTTATGCCTTATGTAGGAAACTGGAGAGGTATCAAACCAGACACGTATAAATTGTTTGATACATTCTTACACCCAGACAAACCTTTCACAGGCAGAATATCTTTCCCAATCAAGGACTTGACTGGGAGAATAGTAGCATTTAACTGCAGAACACAGTCACCAACTGATGTTCCTAAGTATTTAATTCACCCCCCGAAAGCAGTTATGCCACTATATCCTAGCCAAGTTCGCCCTATAAAAGGAAGAGTAATATTAGTAGAAGGAATATTTGATATGCTAAATCTACATGACAAAGGACTAGAAAATGTTATATGTTGTTTTGGAACTAGAAATGTAGATATAGACAAACTAAAATTATTAAAAATGCAAGGAGTAACAGCAGTAGATATTCTATTTGACCCAGATGATGCAGGTCAAGACGCTGCACTAAAACTTGAAGAGATGTGCGATAGTGCAGAAATATTACACAAGAATATTAAAATACCTAGAAGTCTAGGTGACGCAGGAGCATTAACAGTAGAAAAAGTAAAACAATTAAAGGAACAATTATATGGCTAAAGTAGCAGTAATAGAAAGTAAACCAAGTCGTAATGACTATGTAAAATTATTTAACAATGAGTTTGAATTTGATAGATTAGCATTATGTTCTGACCCAACAATAAAGAAAGTATTAAAACGAGATGTAGATTTAGAAATAGAGATTGATAACTATGACTGGATAATACTTGTAGGCTCAGAAGCATTGAAGCATTTTACAAAAGAAAACTCTGTAACTGAGTATAGTGGTAGAGTAGTAAATGATAAATACCTGCCAGTAATAAATCCAGCCATGCTAACTTTCAAACCCGAGGCAAAGAAAACTTGGGAAGAGTCTTGTGAGAATATTAAAAAGTATATTGCAGGAGAACTAAAACAAGCAAAGCTAGATAAAGATAAGATGTATGGCATAACAGAGAGTAGTGACCTATATGTATTTTTAGATAACGCACTAAATCATGACAATGATTTTATAGCTCTTGACTCAGAAACAACAGGACTATATCCAAGAGATGGTTATATGTTAGGTATTAGTTTATCCTATGAAGATGACCATGGAGCATACATTGACTGTGATTGTATAGATGAGAAAGCAGAAAAATTACTTCAACAACTCTTTGATAAAAAGAGAGTAGTATTTCATAATGCTAAATTTGATATTGCTTTCTTTGAGTATCATTTTAACTTCAGATTTCCAAGATTTGAAGATACAATGCTACTACATTATATGTTAGATGAAAATCCAGGAACACATGGATTAAAACAACTATCACTTAAATACACACCATATGGTGATTATGAAAAACCTATGTATGAGTGGATAGATGATTTTTGTAGAAGAAACGGTATATTGAAAAGTAGTTTTACTTGGGACATGATACCTTTTGATATAATGAAAGACTACGCTGCAATGGACGCAGTTTGTACTTTTTTGCTTTTCAAGAAGTTTGAAAATGCTTTAGTAAAAAATGAAAGACTCTATGGGGTTTACAAAAATATTCTAATAGAGGGAACTAAGTTTCTAATTGATGTACAAGACAATGGAGTTCCTTTTGATAAAGACAGACTACAAAGGTCAACACACTTAATGCAAGACCAGATTGATGAAGCAGTACAAAAACTATACGAGTACGAAGCAGTAAAACAGTTTGAAATAAATCAAGGCAAAGACTTCAATCCAAATAGCACAGTTCAACTTCGTTCTCTACTATTTGATTACATCCAAATTCATCGATTTTAAAACCATTATGTTCTCCTTTTGTATAATAATCATCAAATACAATAACTTTAGATTCTTTAAGTGCCTCATAATCTTTTTTTA